TAGTTCTGGATCATCGTAAATATTCTGTGCAATAGTATCAGGTCTTTCACCATCACCGACGTTATAATATTCAAATCCACTTACTATCTGAACGAGATCTTCTCTCAGTTTCGCTCTTTTAAAGATATTTTTAGTTATTACTGTTTCACTATTCGATTTCGTATTTGGAAATCTATTGACGTATTCTAAGTTTGGAAGTTCGTTGAAATATGCCATATCAGTAACCTACTGCGTCGTCTGCTACGGGTTCGAGTCCTGTTCCAGGAATAACCTCAGTTTGATAATCTGTATCAAAGATTGGTTCGAGTTCACTGAATACCAAATCAAGTCCAACCATTAGTGGTTGTCCATCATCATATGCTGCCCACATTGGGCCAGCTGCTGTATAATTTGTCGTGACTGATTGCAAAGCGCACACTTTATATCTAGATATTGCCTTATTTTCAGCTCCACCACCAACACAGAATTTTATTTTAAAAACGTTCGGAGTTGCTAGGAAATAAGATGATGCACCTGCACCACCCGTCTTTTTCTTTGGTGCAGAACCTTGTTTGAAGAATCTTATAATTCTTCTGATCATTTTCGCTTCTTTTTCATCTCTTGCGGTCATTTTATAGTTGAAAGAGAATGATCTGAGTTGAGGTCCATTGAATAATAAATCTAAATTGTTATTTGGAACAATACCAGCAGTTCTTGCTAGAATTGATTCAACATCCACCCCAAATCCGGCCATTCCTAGAAGTTTAGATACTCCCGTTGCTCCAACTAGTGAGTATGCCTCATCTCCTTTCAAATTTTTAAGGATTGTCTTTTGAGCTTCAACGGCAGTTGCCACACTTGCACCTTGTTTTGCTCCACCAAAGAATAGTCCAACACCTGCTCCAATTCCAGCAGCTTCTGCATAATCTTTCGCTCTATTCATAACATCAGCAGTAACTGCACCACTAATATTATTCATTGTGTCTGGTCCCCAGGTAACTTGCATCTGGTCTCTGACACTTCCAGGCATTGGTAGATAGACATCACCTATCTTTTTTTCTTTATTGAAATTGGTAGTTTTTTGAAATCCCTTTTGTAGAATTGATGTAACATCACCACTCAATAATTGATCAGCTTTCGGTGGTTTATATTGATATTGAGTAATAAGAACATAATCTTGATGTTGAATCATCATATCACCTGGATATTTCATTGGTTCCGCAAATAATTTGAATTGATTTGTAGGACCGTAAATGTTATTGTTTATAGAAACGTTTTTTATGTATGGTTGAGGGTTTGTTATAGCACCGAACAAGTTATTAAGTTGATTACCACCATTATTACCTGCATTTGGAGATCCTGGAAGAGGTGGAACAATAGTGCTTGTGCCAACGCCTGGGGCGGCCGATGAGTTAGCGATCCATTGGGGCAATACATATCCATTACCATTTCCACCTCCAGCAGCATGATGTTGTTTCAATGTAGATTGCATAGTTTGATATAACTGGATTTGAGTGGATTGTGGAATGTTTGCCTGTGTTGCTAACGTATCATTCCACTTTCCATCAGAAAATATTGGAGTTGTTCCAACAGGAGCTCCCTTTTGAATCAATCTAACCTTTCCATTTGTAAAATCCCATTCAAGTTGATACTCAACTCCTTGTGGATCAACAAGAAATGGATCTGGTGGTGTTATATAACATGACATCTAAGATTTGCTCCAGGCTTTATGGTTCGGGAAAGGTTGACCTTTATTATCAACAAATTTTTCAGTTGGTAACAATGCAACGGAGGGCCAATCTTTTTCTGGAACTCTCAAAAATCCTCCACTGACCCCAGAAAAGAAATAACGATGAATAGTATTACGAGGTACACCTACTGTGTTGCCACTATTTATTAGGCTTTTTGCAACTCCCTCTCTTATTTTTCGATTCAAATAATGTAAGTTGACTCCAATAAAATATCCCTGACTATAATTTCTTTCCGTAATATAAGTCAGAGGTTGTCTATCATAAAATGGTAATCCTGGAGTTTCTGCTCCATAAATGAAAAAATATAGTCTACCAACTTCTATTCCACCCGTATCAATTTCGTGAATATTAAACTGTTCAAGTTCACCAAGATATTGTCTGAGTTGACCAGTATACCAGTCACTCTTTACATTTTTGCCTTTAGTTTGTTTGATCAGATCGTATCCAAAACCTTCTCCAGGTTGGAATATTCCGTCGAAACTCATATTCCCAGATCCTCTTCCGTCATGATTCTGAACTCATAGTTACGATCTAGACAATATTCTTTTGCTGCTTCCCACTTTGCTTGATTTACGACCCAAGTCTGAACACGATATGCCCACGCTTTAGTTCTTTTCTTTGGGTTTTGTTCAGGCATCTTTACCTCTTTTTTAGGTTTGATTTCAATCACAACAGTTCGTGTTCCACCGTTTTTGTCCTTATATTTGACAAAGAAATCTGGAAAGTATCTGTGAATTCTATTATCAAGAGGAGAACGATATGGAATCCAGAACTCTTCAGATTGCCACTGGTTCACATTTTCATTTAAATCACAATATCTCATAAATTTACGTTCCCAAAGAGAACGATAAATGATATTGGTTGGATCACCCTTATACTTTCTAGGGTTTTCTGGACTGTATCTTCCCTTATAACTCATATACATAGTATAGACCTTAAGAAATATTTATAGATGGCTGAGCCATTCAGAGAGGACTATCCAAACAATCCTTATAGAGTGGATCCTATTTACATTAGGATGACAGAACCTAGGAATACAGCGGATGATAGGGCTGCTCTTCCTAGTGTTCAAGATTTGTATGGTGCGTTATCTCAAACAAGTCAATTCAAAGTAAGTTTATTTCTTGGTGATACCGTAGGAACTGCGAGTGCAGACAAAGATCTAAACAGTTGGTTGGTAAGTAACGGAGTTCTTGGAGATAATTTAAAATCTCTCCGTTATGAATTCATGTGTTACAGTACAACTCTTCCAGGAAATACTTTCACCACCTATGACGAAATAGGAAGTCGTCAGGGACTGAGAGAAACATTTCCTTATATGAGAACATTCCCAGATTTCAGTTTAGATTTCTATGTTGACTCGGATTATGGAGTAATTCGTTTATTCGAAGAGTGGATGAACTTCATCAATCCATTATATACTACTAATGGAAAAGCAATATCAGGTAGCCCAAGAGGAAGTACATCCAACCAAAGTGCCTTTGATCTGCCAAACATTTACAAACTTAGATACCCACTAAGTTATAAGAGAACAATGGCAGTGACAAAATTTGAAAGAAATACTATTGTTGACAAAGAAGGAAAGATTATTCAAAGTTCTTCAATGTTGACGTACAAGTTTTTAAATGCATATCCAACAAACTTAACTGCAATGCAGTTATCTTACGAGGGAACTTCAATCACAAAACTTTCTGTTCAATTTAATTATGATCGTTATACTGTATTGAAACATGATGGTGGAAATGCAGAACAATACGGAAATAATCAAACAGCAACTGGAGATTCTGTATTATTTGCATCTGGTCAGTTGTTCTCAGAAAATGCACTTCTCGACCTTTCAAAAATAATTCAAAACGCATCTATTCCATCAGGAACCAACTTCGTATAAACTCTCTAAATATTTTTATCTGAATTCGTAATCCTATGCCATTACCTAAAATTACAAACCCGACCTATGAACTTGAGTTGCCATCTACAGGAAAAACTATCAAATATAGACCATTCCTTGTAAAAGAAGAAAAAATTCTGATTCTTGCTCTCGAAAGTCAGAATGTAAAAGAGATCACTCTTGCAATTAAATCAGTTCTAAAAGATTGTATCCAAACAAGAGGTGTCAAAGTAGAAGATCTACCATCTTTCGATATTGAATACATCTTCCTCAATGTTCGTGGTAAGTCTGTAGGAGAAGCGATAGATTTAGTTGTTACCTGTTCTGATGACGGAACTACTGAAGTTCCCGTCAAACTATTCGTCGATGAAATCAAGGTAAAGAAAGATCCTGATCATAGTGTTGACATCAAACTAGATGATGACCTAATGATTCGCATGAAG